CTTACATCTCTTTCCAAATAGTTTTTCAACTATTTTATTTAACCACTTTTTAAACATAATAAACTACTTGTTTATTTTGCCAGATTTTTTAGCTTTAGAACCAAACTTACCATAAGATTCATTAGCAGAAGCTCTAAGTTGTTTCTTAGTTCTTTTCTTTTTGATTCTCATAGCGATTGATTCGTCTTTTCTATCTTTGTAACCCTGTTTTTTCTTTTTAACAGAACCACCTTTTTTATACATAGATCCACCCTTCATACCCATATCATCTTTATAGTAGCCAGATGCCATATCTTTTCTTGCTGTAGACATTCCGCCTCCCATTTTTCCTACACGTCCACCAGATTCATATCTGTAGCCGTTTCTTACTCCATTTTTTCTCATTATTTTTTTCCTCCGTTGTTTCTAAATATTTGTGTTCCCTTTATTCCATAAATGCTCGCCACGACAAGGATCCACAAATTTGTAAACCACGACGGCAATGACGCGAAATGGTCAAAGAAAATAGTTACTTTGTCCATCGCAGTCGGATCGTCACTTACGACTGCCCAGGCTAAAATCGCGATTGGCGCCGAGAGGATTATGAGAACCGCCTCGTCTTTCCAGTCAGATTGCCTAGCTTCTAACAATTTACCTTGGTAAGCTTCCTTACCTTCAGCCATACGCGAAGCGTGCATAAGTTGTGCTTCACTCATAGCCATTTTCGTTTTCTGCTTGTTAGCGTAAATTTTACTTCCAGCAGAAACGGCTAATTTAATTGCCTGAAACCACATATTAGTACCAAGTAGCTTTTACAGGTTTTTTGTCGGCTCTCATTCTTCTAGTGCCTTTAACATCTACAACCTGTGATTCATTAGGGTCTGTAGCTTGAATTGTAACGCCACCAGTTTGGTAACCGTCTTTGCCGACTCCTAATTCTTTTGTAACTTTAGGTTCTTTTGTTTTTTTAATCATAGTTTCTCCTTAATTTAGGTTATATCTACTTTTTTTTAAAATTTCTACCAAAATCGTGAACTTTACTAGCATCAGACATCTGTTGTTTAGCTAATGATACTCCAGCTCTTAAATTTGCTAAATCTTCGTTCTGTTCTAGCTTAGCTTCTTGGTTTTCTTGGTTCATTAGAGCTTTCATCTTGTCTAAATTTAATCTTTCTTGACCTTCTTCTTCTTTTCTTTCGTTATCCATTGCTTTTAAATCAACTTCTCTTGATTTTATCTTCAATAATGGGTCACCAGCAAACTCACCAGTAATTTTTTCTTCTTCTTTAGCGTAATCTTCTTGCATTTCAGCAATTAATTGCGCTTTTCTAGCTTCAATAGCGTTGGTTATTTGTTGAACTCGTTGTTGTTGTTGCATCATCTGTGGATTTTGCATCATTCCTTGTGCCATTGCAGGATTTTGTGCTCCCATTTGTTGCATTTGTTGTTGTATCATTTGTAATTCTTGTAATTCTTCAACAAATTCTATTTGAACTTGTTCTTGAGCCATTAAACTAATGTGTTCTAATATATTCTTTTGCATTGCACCCATAACCATTGGATTATTTTGTACCATATTCAATCTCATAAAATTTAAGTGAGCATCTATGTGTGCTTTGTGATCTTGACCAGGGAAAGCTTGAAATGGTTTTTGTGACATAGATAAAATATGTTCTAATGCAGGATCCATCGGCATTGGTTGTGCAGGTGGAGGTAAAATTGCATTTACGTTTTTCACACCCAGCGCATCATACATTGATCTATATGCTTGATACAAATTATGCATTTGAGGATTTGATTGCGCCAGTTGTAATTGACTTTGAGCTATAGATATTCTTTGCGTCTGTGAGAAAATGTTTGGATCTGCTACAGGTAAAATATCTATTCTGTCATCGAAGTCTTGCATTTTAACTTCTCGTCTTGCACCTGGAACATCATATGGATAAACAGGTGGTAAATAAGTTTTAAAGACATTAGCTAATAATTTAAATTCTTCTTTAAGTCCTACATATAATCTTTTGTGAATAGCCGACATTACACGTGAACCACGTTCTAATAATGCAACAGTTGTACCCACGGCAGCTTGTTGATTCATATCACCCACTTGCATATCAGAAATTGCTGCAAATCTTTGACCTGCAGAAACCACAACACCCATTAATTGTAATAAAGTTTGATCAGGTCCTTTGAAAGGTAAAGTCATAAACTGATCTTTAATATTACCACCAGGTGCATCTACATCTCTAAACTCACCAGGTTGTAATGGTTGTGCATCATCTCTAACTCTAATACCTCTGGATTTAAATCCTGCTGGTAAGTTAGCTAAAGTTCCTGCATCTAATAATTGTCTTAATGCTGCTGTTGCAGTTCTCGTTAAACCACCAATCATATGAATTAAACCAAAACCATAAAAACCAGTTCCTGGTAAAAATTTAAATTGTACAAAATAATTGATTTTGTTTTTTTTAGGATCTTCTGCTTTGTAATTTCTTCTTATAGATAAAATTTTATTATTAGCTTGAGCGACAGTTACAACATAAGGAAGTTTTATTCCTGTAGGCTCACCATCTTGACTCATATCTTCATAACCATCTAAATCTAAATTAGTATGAATTTCATAAAGTGTGTATTGATCTTCCTGACCATCTTTAGAAATTCCTTCTAATTCTAATTTTTTATCTTCTAATTGATTTTCTGTAACAGGAGGTGTTCCTAATTCTACATCTCTGTAAAATCCTGCGACTTGTTGTTTTCGTAATTCATTTTCTGAAATTTTAATAACGTGAATAACTGCTTCTGCATCTTCTAATGAATTTGCAGAATAAGGTACAATTAAATCATCTGCAGGTACGAATTTAGAAACCGCCCTACCTAAAAGATCGTCATAATAAACTTTCTTAAAGGTAGATCCGGATAGAGGGAGATAAAAAAGCATTTGGTCAAATTCTGGTTCATATTCTTTCATTTGATCCATAATTTGGTAATTCATAAAATCTTTAACACGTTTAGCTTGCTCTTCTTTAGCAACATTAACGTCACCTAAAATTTGAGTTCTAACCGGGCCATCTGATGGTAATAATTCTTTGTAAGCTTGTGCTTGAAACTGTGTAACTGATTCAGCAAGTACAGGGTGATTAACACCTGATGCACCTCTGAAAGGTTCTGTTCTTCTTTCGTATTTAAAACCTAAAAGTTCTAAACCATTTCTGTAAGTGTCTTCCCAATCTGCTCTTGATTCTCTGTATTCAGTATATTGATCAATTAATTTAGAACCTAAAGGTTCTAAAACTCCATCATCTAAAGTTTCTGCAAGATTTGCAAAGTGATCTTGACTTGGATCAATTTCTGGAGCGTTAGGGTCAAATGAAATTTCTGCTCCACCATCTTCAGTCATATCTACTTCAACAGGTCCTGTTGGAGTATCAACAACTTCTGCTGATTTTACAGTTTCAATTTCAACCGCTTTATTTTCAGGGTTATTAACTTCGTTAATATTCGGTAATGGTTTATCTATAGTGGCCATTTGGCTATTCTACCTTCTTTTAAATAATGATTCAACACCTGACTCGCTGATATCAGGTATTTTGATTACTGTCAAACTTACATCTTCAGTGACAGGGCCTCCATCGGCCATTTTAGTTTCTGGCTCACGTTTCATAATTTCTATAACTTCGTCTACTGATTTACCCGCACCTTGTAAAGCTAAACTCTGCTCAATAGCTGCAATTGCTTCTGCTTTTCTTTGTAAATTTTTATCATTACCAATTAGTCTGGCTAATCTTTCTGATATACCTGGATACTTAGCTAGAAGTAAATCTTCTGTCATCATTTCTACTGGAACTTCTGCATTTCTAATTCCACCTGTATTAACTGAACCAAATTGACTTTCTAAGTTATCTAACTCATCTGCGTCATTACGATTAAATAATCTTGTATCGCCTGTATCTCTTGCTTCGTCAGCATTTCTTTGTAAAAATTTCATTCTAGCGGGAGTGTTATCACCTGCTACAGGATCTAACTTACCCATTTTATATTGTTGAAACATATCTGCTTCGTAAGCTTTTTGATCTTTTAAAATTTGATTTGCACTTTCAAGAGTACCATCAAAATCATAATACTCTTCTGTTGGATCTAAACCAAATTCATCTGCGAAATCTCTAATCTCATCATCAGTCATTTGTTTCTTTTTTCCTTTGGCTAATTTTGCAAGTGCAGCAATACCATCCTTAACAAACTTACCGCTTTTAAAACCTACTCTGCCGCCGTCAGCACTTCTGTATCTATCTTTTACAAGTTTAGAAAAAGGTAATGACGGATCTGATTCTAAAAGAGCTTTTTCTGCCGCTCTTCCTTCTCCATAATAACCTTCAACACCTATTTTTTTCATTAATTCAGCAATATATTCATCAAGTGATTGAAGGTCTTTTTTTGTTGCTTTGGGATCAGGTCCAAATGTATATTTTCCACCACCTTCTTTTCTTTTAATATCTCTTACAAGTTGTCTTCTAATAATTTTTAATTTCTCCAGCATTTGCATATTTGGTGGACTCATTAGATAACTATCGCTTTGTGTTAAAACTTGAAAATCAGCACCAGGAGTATCATAACCTTTTCTTGTTCTTTTCAGCGCAGTTTTAATTCCTTCACTCATTAATCTTCCAATACCACCACTTCTAAAACCTACTCTGCCACCTGCAGCATATTTTTTCTTAACAAATTTTTCAAGATTACTAATACCACCAGCTATTCCTTCTTGTTCTTCTTTACCATAAGGTCCATAAATTTCTTCAGCTTCATACAATTCTTCTACTGTTCTACCCTTTGTAGTTTCATCTGCTGTTTTTCCTATTTGACCCATTGCTCTGGTACCTTCATCTGTATCAAAATATACAGAAGTTGTTCCATCACCCATATTGACATCAACCATAACGTCTGATCTTTCTGGATGGGTAAAAGTTTTAATTCTATCTTCTTCTTTGATTAAAGTTCCTTCGTCCATAACTTTTTTAATTACAGAGTTAAAAAAGTCTACACCTTTACTTGCAACTTGTTCAATACCTTCACGCGCACCTTCTGTTTTAAATACATTGACGTATTTACCAATAGCGGGTGCACTTGCTAAAGCCATTAATCCTTTTATAAAACTTCGTCTATTCATCTTTGTTAAATAAGTTGTATATCATACCTTCTTTGTTTTGATAATTTTTATATGCATCATATCCAGCTAATCCAGCTCCTAATACGACTCCAGGTAATCCTAAAAATCTAGATGCTCCTGCAATCGTTCTTGGACTCATACCCATTCTTAAAATTTGTCCTGTAATGCCTGGTCTTGCTGCACCTACATTACTTAAGTTAAAATAATTCTTTGCACCTTCTAACATAGTTCGTTTGGGTGCATTTCTTACAACTCCAGAAAGTTTTGATAAGGGTTCCATTAATGCAACACCTAATGCAGGTCCGACTGGATCTGTTAAAATTTCTGTAGCTGTTTCTCCTTCATCTAATCTTTTTCCTGCAATAGCTCCTTCATATAAACCTGTAACTAATGGCGTTCCAAAAGTTGTAAGCACAGGTCTTAGTGCACCACTAATACCAAGCGCGGATCTGACTCTACCTCTTCCTTTTGGTAAAGGTCCTCTTTCACCAACACCTCTAGCAGTTCTATAAGCTCCTGGTATTTCTTCTGCAGCAAATCCTAAAGATGTTCCTGCTGCAACTTTTAATGGATTATCTTTAACGTATTCTAAAATTTGATTTTGATCTGCTTTTTTATCATCAGTAGCATTTACAATTGATCCTACTGTAGCGTCATATTTAAGTGGTACAGATGGTAGTTGTTGTTTGACTTCTGATTGTGGTATTTCTGCTGCCTCTAATTCACTTGACCCTAAAGCTTGATAACCTAAATACGCTGCTGCTGGAATTGCAAATATTCTTGGAGCTCCTGCTCTAATAAGTTGAGCTGCTTTTTTTAATCCACGACCTCCTTCTAAAAAAGGTTTTACTTCTTGAATGGTTTTTACATCAGCTGGAACTTTAAAAGAATAACCGTGTTTTTGATATATATCATCAAATAGATCTCCGTAATTATCCAAAGCATATTTATTTTTTATAACTTTATTTGGTTCGTCAAAACTTATTTCTAAAACTCTTACAGGAGGTTGTCCTGGTTTTAAATTTTTGTTTGCATCTAATGCAAACTTTCTAGCTTTAACATTATATTCTTTTGCTATTTTAAGTTTATCTTCTGGTTTAGCTGCTTGTAATCTTTTTTCATAAATACTTGTTTGTTTATCTAAAGCTTTCATTTTGTCTTGATTAATGTCAGACTTAATACCTTGAACAAACATACTATAAGGACCTGTTCCAAATCTTGCTGATGATCTTATATTTTTAATTTCATCTGTTTCATATCCTGATTTAGGTAATGCCTCTTGTATTCTTTTTCTTAAACTAGAAAAGAAAGATCTAGTTTCACCTATTGATTTAGCAACTTCTCCTTCTGCTGCCATTCTTTGTAAACCACCACCAATACCACCAAATAATTTAGTTCCTTCAATTTTACCTAATCCTTTAATTAAAGGTTGAACACGTCTTACTAACAAATCATCTTTTACTTTTATGTATCTATCATCTCCTCGATAGGCTTCTATAAGTTGTCCAATTCTTCTAGTAGACAAACTCTTATCTCTTCCTAAAATTTTAGATGTTTTATTAATTAAACTTTGTAAATTTTTATTTCCTGCTTTTAATAAATCTTTAACTTCTGATTTATTTAATTTTTCTAAATCTTTTTTAATTTTTATAATTGATGCTGAAGTATCTCCTGTTGTTCCACTTGGAATACCTTTAATATTTTTTGCTAGTTTTGATAAAGTGGTTTGCATTCCTGTTTTTTTAATTTCAGGAAACTCTAATTTTAATTTTTCATTGGCTTGACCTATTGTGTATTTTCCAGTTTTTAAAAGTTGTTTAGCTCTCTTATTTCTTTTTTCAAAAGCTTTTTTGCCAGGACCACCTTCTGTTCTTTTTAGTTGATTAATATCATATTGTTTTTTAATTTGTTTTAATTGTGAATCTGTAGGTTTTATATAAAACTGTGTTGGATTTTTTATTGTTATAGGAGATTGACCTGTATATTGAACTTTAACTTCTTTTGGTTTTTTAATACCATATACTCCAGCTAATCTAGAAGCGTTTCCAACTTTGGTTCCTACTTTAATTCCATATTTTTCAAAAAGTTCTATAAGCTCTCTTGTTTTAATTACACCAGGTGTTTGTAATTCTACTGCCATTATCCCCTCCTAACGAACATTGAAGCTTTACCCACTAAGAAACAAATAGGTTCTAGAATCTTTCTATATACTCTACCAAGAGTATGAGTNTTACCTTTCATCTCTTGTTTAAGATCTAATGTTCTGTGTCTTGCTATGTGTTCTAAAGTTTTCTTAACTACTTTGTTTAGTTTGCCTTCTTCTTTTGCAAACTTAACTAATGGTAAGAAAATTTTATGGTAACCTGCTTCGTATTCTTTTGGTAAGTCTTTAGAGTGTTTTAACCAAATTTTATTTCTAAAGTTTCCAAAACCATAAGACTCGTTCATCATCGTACAAACTATTTTACCACCACTTGTTTCTGCTCCTCCATCTGCAACGTCAATATCTGTTCTTGTTCTTATATTAGAACCAGGATGTTGAACACTTCTATTTGGATCAGCTAAAGCTTCTCTTTCTCCTGTATTAATAGTTTGATTAATAGCATTTTTAATTTCTTCTTGTCTTGCAAGTGATGCTGCTGTTTGTGGCGCTTTTCTATTTTGAATAGCAGTTAATCTATTTCCTAAAGTTCCAAGTGCACCTAATCCAAAAGCAGATTTTTGATTATATCCTTGAAGTAATCCACCTGGTCCATATAAATTAGATGTATAAGACTGTTGACCTGGAGTCATTCTATTAAATCTATCTGTGGAATATCCATATCTTGCTGGTGCTATGTTTTGAAATAAATTTCCTATTCCTCGTCCCAACATTCCTGTTAAAGATCTTTCACCTATGAAAGGTAAGTATTCTTCTAACTCTAAATCTTTTACAAAATTACCAGCACGTTGAAACATATTTTGTGATGGTTGTATGTTAGGATTCATAAAAGCACCTGGATCCATTTCTAAATCCATACCTTGAACATTAGTTCCTGAAACTGCGTCTCCCATTCTTGCTTGATCAAACATAGAAAAGTCTCTGCCTGCGTCTACAAAAGGAGAACTTGTTATTGGTGAAGAACCATATGTCATACTGTTAGCCTCAGCTAACGCACGAAAATCTTCCGCTGTCATATTAGCTTCATCTGCATTTGCAGGTGTTGAACCTAAAGTAAACATAGCTGCTTGAGCGGGTAGACTAGCCAATGAAGTAATTCCCTTACCTAAAGTTCCAGCAATATTTTTTACAGCTTGTGTGGGTGCAGCTCTAAACTTATCATATCCTTGTTGCATAAATCCTGGAAGGTAAGGATCCATACCTATCATCATAGCTTTTCCAGGTTGAAATTTTGAGAACATTTGCATTTTACTTGGCACTGGACCTGTGCCTGCTTTAGCAGGTTGTATTGTATTTTTGTAATACTCATCTGGATATGTCATATCCAGCATTTCTTTAGTAAATCCACTTAAATTTTTATTAATTATATTCTCAGCCATTATACTAATCCACCGCCCGCGAATCTCGGTTCTGCTTTAGATGACAATTCTAAAATTTTACTTATGTAGTTTTCCCAAAAAGACATATCGTATTTAATGTTATTCATTTCTAATTCTTGTTTAATTGATTCTATAAAAGCTTCGGGTTGATATGGATTTTTTTTAGCCACATCATTTGCGTAAGTTAAAATGTTTGAAACTTTTTCTTCATCAACACCTAGTTCTTCTAGATCATCAACGACTGCATTTCTAATTCTGCTGCTTTCATTTTGAATTAACTCACCATACGAATCATAGCCTTGAAATTCTTCTTGAAAATATCTTGGTCCATTGTTCATTACCTTCTCATCTAGATCTGATAAAAACTCTTGTTTAATTTTTGTATCCGCTCCCATATCCGCGGCTCGCGCTAAAGTAGTCGCGGCTCGTTTGCCTTCTGCAACGTCTGTAATTTTTGCAACGTCCATTACATCTTCATTCTTTATTCCAGCTTTACGCATCTCTCTCATAAAGCCAGCTAGATCGTCTCGTTTAATTTCTTCTGACATTCCACCTTTAGGGTATAGCGAACCGAGGCCTTGGTCTTTTGGTTTTCCTAACTTCTCTGTTAACTCACCAAAAGTTTCGTCCCCTCTTAATTCTACATCAGGATTTTGTTGTCTTAATTTATCTGTGAAAGGTGTGTCTGTTACAACATCACCTGCATCTTTTTGTAATCCTTGAAAGTCTCCAAAGATATCTCCTACAACATTGCTTGGTGCAAGTTCTGAAAACTCTTTGTTGATTGTATATCTTTCGTCTGGAGAAATAGTTTTTGCTCCAGTAGAAGTTAAATACTCTGTAACTATATCTTTAACTTTTACAGCCCCAGATTGAATTCCTTCTCTAGATTTTAATAGAATTTGTAATAATTGTTTTGTCGCCATTAGTAATACGTTCTCTCAGTTCGCGGCAATGCATTATCTTTTTCGTCTTCAGGGTGAGATATAAATCCTCCCTGTCTAAAGCGCATTATCGCTTGTGTTGTACTGTCCACCAAATCGTCATTATCCCCATACGGAAATGATGCACATTCTTCAATAACCTCTTCTGCGAATTTTTCATCCGGCGCCCAAATCATCCCCGATTCAAAGATCGGTGATACGGCGTTAACTCTAGCGTGTTTATCTTGGCCTTTGCTAGGAGTGTAATTTATAACAGGAATACCCATTTTACGCAATTCAAAAGTTAAAGGCATTCCAGATGCTTTAGACTCGATAATGACTGTTTCAGGATTCCAATAGCGATATTGTTCAAGTGCTTCCTTACGAAGTTCTGGAAACTCTAGTCTATCTTTAAAAGCATCTAATAATATTAAATTAGCAGGTGAATCATCATCTGGGTAAAACACCCCCCACGTTGTAATTGCAGAATAGTCCGCAGTTTCTTTTTTAAGAAAAGCTGTATCATAACTTTGAATGATATGTTGCAAAGGAGGGATATAAGGTTTTTCCCAAACCTTCCACCATTCTCTTTTGATCAACGATCCTTCTTCAGCTGTTGGATTTTGCATCCACTGTGCATTCCATTTACCGAGAGAGATAGAAGCTTTGACTCCTTCTAGTTCATCTAATTTCCAATACTCTGGCCATACAGGTTTATTACTAGGTAGTATTGCTGGAAACTCAATAACTTCCCACTGATCTGATTTTAATTCTTTTTGATTCTTTAACAACATACCTGTTAGATCTTTCATATTCCATCGTGTCATTACAACAACGATTGCTCCACCAGGCTGTAAACGTTGACGTGGTCCTGATGTATACCATTCATAAGCTCGCTCTAACGCTGCTACGTTTAATGCATCTTGCTCTGAGTGTGGGTCATCAATGATAAGTAAATCCGCTCCACGGCCCGTTATGGCCGATCCAACACCGGCTGCGTAGTATTCACCACCTTGTTCAGTTTCCCATTTACCAGCGGCTTGACTATCCTCTCGTAATCTTGTTTTGAAAACTTCTTTGTACTCTTGAGAATCCATTAACGTTTTTGCTTTACGACCGAATCGTATAGCAAGCTCCGTGGTGTGAGTTGATTGGATAATTTTTAAATTAGGTTTACGTCCCACCATCCAGGAAGGTAGTAAGAAAGATGCAAACTCAGACTTCGTATGTCTGGGTGGCATATTGATAATGAGTCTTTTGATTTTACCTTTTGCAATTTGATTAAATTTTTCTGCAATTTTTTTGTGGTGCTTACCTTCTATAAATTCAGGCCATACGTGTTTAACAAAATCTAAGAATGAATCGTGGACTTTCTCTTGCTTTGTTTTTTCTTCTAGCTTCATAGCTAGTTTTAAAAATTCTTTCTGCGCGTCAGGCGGCAGCTTGTCAATGATTTCTTGTTTCATAAAATTTTTTGCAGAATTTTTTTAGTTCTGTTTCTCTCTCATTTGAATTTTATACCATATCTATGTCTAAATCAAACCGTAAAGGTCAAACCATTGGGACCCCTTTTTGTAAACGGGTGGGTGGGCCCGTAGTTAACAAGCATATTTAGGGTTGTATTGAGACCCCTACACTATATGTAGGGGTCTACAACTTATTAGCTATGCCATTCAGATGGTATTTTATTTGGTATGTAGATTGCGTCGCCTACGATTACATCAGCGTCGCCGTATTTATCTGCGTACATCTTAGACGCAACTTCATTGACAGGTTTATCTTTTAACTTGCCCTCTTCATCAATGATTAATATGCCGTCATTAACTTGCACGACTTCAACCCAACCACCTACAAACTTCTGCGCGTCTGATAGTGACGGGTCATCTTTCTTTGATTGTATTTCTTTAACTGTTGTCATATGTATTTATCCTTTCTATATAGGAATTTATATTATTCTGTCTGCGTGTCAACCCCCTTTTCTTTTATTTCTGTGCTTGTCCACGTGTGTTGCGTTCCGTCTGAGTAAGTATAATTAGATGTGTGCTTTACTTTCTTAGGGTCATCAATCGGCGTTTCGAGTGGCTCGGTTCGTGGTGCGATTGCAACGATACGTTCTATATTAGCATTTGCAAAATCATTATAACAACTATTACTACAAAAATATTTATAGAACGAATT